ATCGATTGTGTGCAGGCCCCTGCCGTGCTACGGCATTGTTACGCTGGCACACCTTCACCCTGATAATCGATGATATTCCGACATGGATGTACGGTCGGATCGTGGTGGCGTAACCACGCCTCCAGGTGTTGTTGCATATCCGCGCTGATATCAAATGCGCGCCAGAAGGATATGCGTGCGGTGGCGGTCACCGGTTTGGCATCCCACCCCGTCGTTCGTGCTTGCATGTTTGCTGCGTACTCGAATTGTTCGCTGAAGACTTGCTCTTTGCCTTTCTTGTTTAGGATCTTACCCTTCGCTCCGGCTCTCAACATCATCAACGCGAACTCTTGCAACACCGGCACTCCTGCGCACATTGCTAATTCGCACTTTCCAATGGCATTCGCTAATGCGTGCCATCGCCCTGTGTAATTTCGCACAGCAACCACATCTTTTGACATGAGGCGATCCGGGTATCTCACCATTCGCCACCCTTCCGGGCACTCAACTGGTCTCGACTGACAGAAGTCGATTTGATCGAACTCTGTAGCGATTTCCATCTTCATGTTCATGCCATAGTTGTTCATGATGTGTTTGACGTCCAAAAGGTGCAGGTCAGTCCGCTCCACGAGGATGACTGAGTCGTCACCATCGAGGAGTATTTCGCCCTGGACACCGCAACGGCGCATCCATGCTCGCAGCATCATTAAATTTAACACGCAGTTACCAAGTGCTGTATTGGCGTCTCCCGACATGCGTGTTCCCTCCACTTTGTATTTAATGCCCCCCCTAGTGAGTCCCTTGTTGTGTTTCTGCATTGATAGTAGCCATCCCAGCCTCTTCGCTCCTGGCAAGCAACGTGTGTAGAACTCATGTTCCAGGTCGAGAAGCTCTGTGTGCACGTGTGCATCCCATGCTGTTGCATCCAACAACACGGCCACTGGGTCACTCATCTGGTCCCACTTCCGCTTCAATATGCGTGCTCGCTGTGTCTGGTTTAGACACTTAGCTACGTTCCTAGTGTCACTCTTTCCGTATTGCATTCGTTTGTAAAACTCGTGCTCGATGCTCTTTAGCCCTGATGCCATTAGTGCTAGGTTG